TGAGGATAAAGTGGTTTTGCTATGTTTAATTTAGAAGAATTAATTGAAGCATCTGAAGTTGTACTATCAACAATTTGAAATTGTATAGTTCCAATACCTTGCCATTCACCATTTTCACTCCAAATTGAAGAATTTGAATTTAATGAAATATCAACTACACGAGCAGTAATAACTTTATCTTTTAAAGTATCAAGTGCACTATCTACTTTTCTTGCTGTTTTGGATACAAAATTACTAAGAAACGCTAATCCTCTAGTTATTGCCATCTTTATTTTCCTTACCTTTAAAAGAATTATTTAATTCATCTAATTGAGACATAAGATCTTCTTTTTCAGCTTCCGTTATTCCCAATGCGTCTTCACCACTACTATTATTAAGCGCACGCTGTACTATAGTAGCCATTTTAATTAATTGTTCATCGTTACGAACGCCAATTTCTAAATAATCTTTTATTAATGGAACAATTAAAGTTGCATCACCAATATCAGAAACTAAAGGTTTTAATTCCGATATTAATCCACTTATTTGGGTTTCTTTTTTCTTTTGATTTTGGTAAATCTCACCTAAAATGTCGGAGAATTTTTTCTTGCCAAATACTATGTTATCTAAATTTGCCATAATGTTTTGGTTATAAATATTATACCAATAAATTTATTGGAACTTTACGTAACCATATTCTAGATAGTGAATATAATTACTTCTGAATATATCGTAAAGTTTATCAGCTATTTTAGTAATTTTTGGAGTTTTTACCTCAACCATTTCACGAATATAAATGTATAATGCTTTTTTATTAAATACTTCTAATACTTCTCTTTTTCTAAATAACTCTAAAATTGCATCTGCTATTTGAGCATCATTTTTCTTTGGGAATAATTCTAATATATTATCTGTAGTATACTCAACAAATAAATCTATATATTCACTTAATTCATCTTTTTTCTTCCCATAATTATCTACATTATTCCAAACATAAGTTGATGAATCTTTAGTTAATTCTTCAACTCCTGTTTTTTTAATTTTTTTATTATAATTTTTAGTATTATATAATATTAACCATCTTTTTACTATAGTACCAAAATAAGAATATGCCTTAGCACCTTTAGTAGGATCAAATAAATGCATTTTAGTTAATAAAAATGTTATTATCTCATGTTGTAAATGTTCTAATTTATTTACTTCGGTGTGGTAAAATTTGAATGTATGAATTATATTTTCTGTAAGTTTAAAAAACGCGTAATGGATTTCGCGTTCGTATATCTTAGATCTTATTTTAGAATCTGTAGTGTTATTATATCTAACAATTGCTAATTCTGTGTCATGAGTAAAATAATTTTTACTCTTCTTTCTTCTTTTTTTGGCCATTAGTCGCTTTTAAATCGTGATACATCTTCTTGCAACCTTTTTATTTGTTTAAAAAACCAACCAATTTCGTCATCACTTTTAAAAACGCCCTTTGCATCAATTTCCTCTAATCGTTTTTCTGTGTTTTCAATTTGTTTACTATATTCTGTTATAAAGCTATCATATTTAATAATTACATCTTCAATTTTTTCTACTTTACGTAATAGATTGAATGTAGTATAAATAAATACTATAATTATTATGCTTAAAATTCCTATTATTATTTCTAGAATCATGTTTTATAAATTATCTAACATATTTTTTAACCCTTCACTTTTTACAGTGTTTAATGCTCTATTTTTAGTAGATGGTTTTTTGTTATTCGACAATGTACTAACCTTTTTCTGTGACTCCAAATTATTTTGAGAAAATTTTGGTAACCACTCCATTTCAAATTCTAATCTAGCAGCCATTAAATCAGCTTGATGTAAAATAAATGGTAAAGATGTACGAGGTTTTTGTTCCGGCATGTAGGCAAATAAATATTTTTTATTAGCTTCATCATATAAACCATCATGTGTTTTAATTGATAACATTTCATTAAAAGTTACCTGAATATCATGTTGTTGTAATAAAAATAAACTTCTATCTGGAACAGAACAAAAAGGTACTTTCTTATTAAACATATAATCTTCACCTAATTTATCTTTTCTCCATTGATCTGTCTGGGGTATATAAGCTTCATTGTCTTTATCTCCCATTTTACCTAAATCATGGTTTATAGCGGAAAAAACTAATTCTTCTTTAGTAAATGTAGACATATCACAACCTAAATTTTCCCAAATAGGGAGCAATTGTAATGCTGCATCAACTACTCTGTTAACATGATGAACATAACCACCAGGAAAAGCTGAATGGTATTCTTTTTTATGCGCTGCTGGCATTAGAATAATTCTATCTTCGTATCTTTGATAAAATTTATATAATTGATCACCTCTATTACCTGAGATGTGTTCTTTAATGTTGTTGAGGAATACTTCCCAATTTGATTGAATTTGTTCTGCTGATAGTTTCATAACTGTTTTATTGTTTATTAATGTTTTTCCTTCCCCCCTGTATTGCCTTTATTCTCATCCCATTTTTTCAAAAACCCCGTGATTCCAAGGTATATAAAATAGGTTGGGGAGGCACGTTATTTTATACTTCTTTTTTTATCTTGATTATTTTCAATAAAAAAGCACATCTTTCATACTGTTCTATTTCGGGGTCTTGAAAATATTCTAAAGCAGCATTTAATGATTGCATAAAAGGATTTTTTTTAAATTCTATTATTGCTTTTAAATGCTTTTCATCATCAATATTTATCTGTTTTATATAATGCCATGCTCTATTATAAACAGTAAAATCGGAAGCTCTTTTAGTATCTTCAATATCATAATTAGGTTGTTCTTTTGTCAAGAATTGTTGCAATTTTTGGTGAAATACCCAATTATTAACTATTAATTTTGTAAACATTCCAATTTTAGCAAATGGTTCCTCTAAAAAATCTTTTTCAAGATTAATTAATACATCAGCATCCTCTTTTTCATTAGGACTTCCGAATAATTGAAATAGTTTATTTTTATCTATCATCTCTTTTCACTAAAATGTTGATTATTTAATTATAAATATTAAATTAATCCTCATTACTAGCTAAATACTTAGCTTTATAAACTGCTTTTTGTTTTTGTTTACGTTTTAATGCAGAAGGTTTAACAAATTCTTTTCTTTTTCTAATTTCTTTTATAACCCCTGTATCCCTAAACTTTCTTTTAAAGCGTTTTAGAGCTTGATTGATATTTTCTTTTTTTCTTAATTTAATTATTAACATTTATTCTGATTCGTTAGCCCATTGATTATCTAATTCAGTAGAATCGGGAACAACAATTAGTTCTCTTAATTTTTCTTCTACTTCTTCAAGTTCATTAGTAATATCATCTTTGATTATTTCTAATTTTTTGTATTCATCTACAATATCTACTTTTTTAGGATTATCTGGATGATATCTCCATAATTCTTCTGATATTGTAACTGTAGCTACTAAATCATTGACTAATTCTGATTTTTCACCTTCTAATTTTTGTTTTATATCCATAACTTTAATTGTTTATTTTAGTTGTATTAATTAATTTTTTTATATATGGTAATTTTTTCAAATCTTCTACAATATTTTCAGATTCAATTTCCATAAATTTTATTCTATCCCTGTGTCCTATTGCTTTACCATTACCACATCTCTTAGTTTCCTCAGTTAGGTATTCTATTTTATATTTTGCCATTAATGTACGATTATTTTAAATTTATCTTCAGTTATAATTCTTTCACCTACATCCGTATTGAATATAGTTTTTGTAAATACTTGTAATGTATCCCCTACCATAGTATTATCTAAATAAAATTGTTGTCTGGGGTTATAATTATATTTACTTTTAGTCCCTAACATGGTTTCAGCAGCTGCATGAGTAAAATCAAAATATCTGCTAATTTGATAACCCGCTATATTTAATGGAGGTTGGATTTGAGCTATATCAGTTAATGTGTAAGTAATATTACCAATTGATATAGGATTATTCCAATTTCCATCAGAAAACCAACTTAGTACAGAATACATAGGTACTGTAAATGTAAGTGAATTAAATGCTATCCAATAATCTGAATCATATTGAGTTTCAATTAATGGAACATCATTAATAACATAGTGGTCTGATAATTTATCTAATTCTCCTCTAATTGTAAAATATTTTGGTCCATAAAATTCAATATGCCAATAACCATTTGCATCTTCATAAGCATTTGGTTGTACTAACTCATCAATATAAAATCTTGAGTTACAATCCCCATCTAAACATGGATAGGGAGCGATCTCCTCCTTACTACAACTAGCAAGGAGAAAACCAATTCCTAATATTAATAATCTATTCATTAGGCCTGTACATATTCAAGTGCAACATCAAACATTTTACTATTCAAATCCATATCTTGTTTAAAGTTTTTAATTTGTCTAGCTTTTCTATGTTTAGTACCAATTGTATAATCAAAATCACCTTCAATGATTTTTTCTTGGATTACATTAAATATACTCCATAAATCTTCACCTTTATCTTCTGGTCTAACTGGAGTAATAAATTCATCCATATCAATAGTAATCCTTCTTAATTCATCCTCTGGGAATCTAACTGCTAACATATCTTTAGCAAATTTAAGAATTGATTTTTCTTCTAATTTAGTATCAATCATTTTATTCATTGATTCCACTGTTAATGGTAACTTTTCAACCATTTCAGTAACTTGCTTTTGAAGCTCTTCAAAATCATAACCCATATGTCTAATTGAAACTTTTTCAAACTCATTAGTAGAAATAACTAAACCATTTTCACAAACCATTCTAAATAAACCTGCAGTAAATGTAAATGCATTTTTACCATCATGTGAATTAGTTAATAATATTTGTGGGAAAACAGTATCAATTGGATTTTTCTTAGCAAATGTACCATTATTTCTTCTATATCCTGTAGGTGAAGTACTTGATTGTACAATATTATCAGGCATCTGATTAATTACTATATCAGGATTTCTAAATACTACTAAGTGTTTTTGAAAACCTCTAGTAGTTTTTTGTCTAGCTTGAACTTCTTTAGCATCAGCTACTTTCCAACCTAATAATTCCATATCATCAATTAACTTATCAGTTGGAATATGTGAATATTTGCTTGAAACCTCAGGAGAGGGTTTAGTTGAGAATATACTTGGAGCGATTTCTCTTAACTCTTCTTTACTTTTAAAATCTGTACTTTGTAAATCTAACATAACTTTTATTTGTTTTTAATTATTAATATACCGTAAATATACGAAAGGAAGCCTGGGCAGCCAAGCTTCCTGTGCATTACTTTTTTATTTTTTTACTAATAAACTTGGTGAAACTGTATATGAACCATCATCACCTGAAACTTTAATATTTTTATTATTAATTTTAGTAATTCTAAATATTTTATTAGGATCCATTTTTTTATGGTCAATACCTACTGTATCACCTACTTTAAATGATGATTTAACTGAATATTGTAATTCTGATCTACGAATAGAAACAGCTTCTCTGATTTTATTAATTTCTGATTGATCTGAATTTTTAATGAATTCTAACACTTCGTTTAAATTTGACATAACCTTTATTGTTTTTAATTATTAATATGCCGTGAATATACGAAAGATATCCTGGGTAGCCAAGCTTCCTGTGTATTACTTTTAAGAAATTGTTAAAGTAACTCCACCGGTAGCTCTTAACATAGATGAACTTACTGCAACAGTAGATGTAGGGGTAAATTGATATGAACTAGCACCAGAAGGTACAACAACTGATGATATATATGATGATGTTACTAATGTGTTTGCGTCAATACCTGTAAATGATGCATAAGTACCTAGGGCGTTTGTTGGTTGCCCAGCATAAGAACCAGTAGCATTTCTTACTGTTTCTACTGTAAAATAAGCTGAACTAGATAATGGGTTACTTAAAGTAAATGTTTTAGCGCCAGATAAGGCTTCTGTAGGTGTTCCTGCTCCATTTAATTGTACGAAAGTATAAGATGCCATTAGCTATTTTATTATAAATATTATAATTTAAAATTAAACTTAACTCCATTAAAAGAAGACTTAAATTTTTTCAAGCTAAATAC